GGTTCACTCCAGCCGCAGACTTAGTCGCTACACCACCAACCTCTGTTAGTCGTCTCTTGACAACTCGAGATCCGTGTTCCTGCACGATTATGTTGATACGTTCTGTTGCTATCGCCCCGACCTCCCGGTATTGATACGTGCGTTCTTAGCAGCCTGCGCACCCGCGTCAACAGCTGCCTCGACAAACATAGCCGGAGCCTGAGCCGAGTGGCCTTGGTTTAGAGGCTCAATGTACTCAACATTGTTCGTGATATGAATAGCCTCCTCCGGTCTGCTCCTCCTGATCTCCGCCTCTCCCTGGGCCATTGCTCCTTGGGCATTTGCCGACTCCCCTATACCGCCTTTAGATGTAGGAGCATAGGGTGGGATAATTCTGTCAGAAGGCTCGCCCAGGGAAACGACCCAGTTGGAGCGTGCGGTTCCGGTGTCGACTGGCGTTCCAACCACAACAGCTTGATCAACGGCCAGGGCAACCTGTCGCTTGACGCGATTAGCCTCTCGTGGTACGTTGCCCGCACGTTTCCGCATTCTTCGGCTGAATTGTTCGAAACTCATTTCTTCTTAGCCTTCTTCTCCAGATGCTTGAGATAGGCTATATCCATAGCCCGTACGAGATCAAAGAGGTCTTCTCGCTGCTCGTCCCGAATATCATAGGCGTCAGCATAATCCCTTATTGCGGTCCACGGGATCGGTCTGGCGTCCCAACCCATAGGTCGGTCGGTAGTCAGGTCAAGGAAGGCTCCGTAGAAAAGCTCTAAGCCCATCCACAGTTCCGGTGCGTTGGCAATACGCTTCGGGAACGGTAGTCGCTCCCGAAGGCACTGCTCTATAATTCGGCGCTCAACTGGGCCCTGCTCCACGGTGTAGAGCAGGACTTCTGTCAGTTTCCCACAGACTGCTCGTTGATCTCGGCACGGAACAGAGCGCCTGCCGCTGCCTGCTGCTGTATGTCAATGAACAGATCCGGAAGATTGTTGAAGACCTTCAGGATATTTTCCTTGTTGACGGGCAGGAGTTCTTTGTCGTTGCCGACATCCTCGCCGGCATCAGAGGGTCTGATACCACTTCTCCACTCCGGCCTCGTCAACGTACCCATATTAGCCTCCCAGCCGAGGATGATGGTATCAGCATAGATCTCCCGCATGATAGCGAGTGATCGGTCGTTATCGATAGCCCCTACAGCAATTGCTCTGCGGAGAGGCTTTGTCTTAGCCTCGAGAAGGCGAACGAATGCCTTGTTCGCACCACCCGCTCGGGCAATACGAATACGGTCATCCCCATAGTCGATAACAATTCCCTTTGTTTCTAACGATTGATCCGTCGCGAATTGTCCCTTTAGGCCCATCTTACTGCTCCCAAATAGGTTAGTATTTGCTCCCGTTATCAAACGTCGGCCAGATCCGGGAGATAGTCGAAGAAGACCATCAGCATTGTGTGGTCCAGATTAGCATCAATCTTGGCCCCTGTAGCAGCCTCATTCGTAAGAGGTAGCGTGATCGGCGAGTCCTGCTCGATATTGGCTCGGCCGTCACCGAGCGTAATCAGCGGTAGGTCGATACTGATACCGGAGTTGGCTTTAACCAGGTGCATATCGAGAGTGACATCTGAATTGGCTCTTACTGCCTCGACAGCCGCCACGTCAGCGAAATAGGCTGTTATACTCCCACCAACCTGGAAGGTTCCAGCGGAAGCCTCGAAAGCACCAAGAGTACCGAGCGCCTTATTCGGTGTCACGTTGTTATTGATATTGAGAGTTAGCTCCGAGGCGAAGGCGAACAGAGCTGAGGGATTGCCGCTGGTCTCGCTGTGTACGGCCAGCTTAATCCGGCTGAAATCGGACGAGGTATTAAAGGCATCAGCCTCCACGACAGAGGGTCGTGTGCCGGACTTCGGGCCAGTGTCCCCGTCCTTCGTTTCGTGGTCCATACCTACGAAGGACAAGTCAGCAGTCACCTTATCTGCCGTAGCGATATTAAGACTGAACTCATTCGGTACAGCCCCAATAATGTACTCGGCCTGTTCGTAGGTGTCTGTGGTGTCGGCCTTACCGAGAGTCCTCTCCAGTTGATAGGTCCGACGCTTAATGTAAGCCCCGAGTTCATTCTTCAGCACTCGTCCGAAGAACAGGTGGATGGTCTCGGTGGTACTCGCTTCAGTAACCATCGTAGCCTGGGTCTTGTCAAACTCAAGACGACCGGCAGCGATGGATCGGACACGAACGAATCCGTTGTTAGTAGCGTTGGTGAATTTCAGCCCTGTGGCGTCACCACCAATAAAGATCCACTCACCAACAACCAGATCCAAATCAGTAAAGTCCAGTGCGGTACTCGTAAGAGCCGGTCGGCTCCCGGTCATGTCCACATCAATATCGCCAGCCGCACCTTCGTACCCAACCTGAACGATAGAACCGTTCGAGGTAGCCGTCTCGTCAACCAGATCAGCATTACCTCCAGCCCCATCGGGAAGAGCTACAACCACAGTCGTAGCCGTGACTGCGGTAACAGTAAAGAGTCCGTTGTTGGCCGAGTTGGCAAAACCAGCCATAAGGACCAGATCATCAACCTCGAACTGGGTCGTAAGGTCCAGAGTTCCACCGACTCTGGTGTAGGTGTCGGTGGTGGCTGTTACAGAAATCGTCAGCGTAGTCTCACCGATCGGATTCTTACACTCACCCTTCCTACGGAGATCCGCAAAGAAGAAGCCCTGCAAGAGATCCTGAAGATTGGTCTGAGTCAAATCGGTACCAAAGCCCCCACTCGCGTCAAGATCGGTAACCACACCTTTCTTACGCTGCCGACTCGGATTGATCGGATTACGAGCTATCGTCGCCAGTTGACCTCCGAAATCGGTGTAGCCGTTAGGCTCTTGAGGGATCCAGACAGGCGTACCAGGTAGAGTCTTCAGAGAAGCCTCCTCAGCGATTCGTAGCCCCGTTATATTGGAATCAATTTTCACATTCTCTGCCATAACAAACTCCTATTTGATCTCGTCGTATTCGAAATACGCGACTACATTAGTCTGAAAGAAATCTCCGTCCGGACCAACCTCATTGATCGCTACGTCCCTGAACCAGACGCCTCCAGGCGTCGATACTCCCTCAAAGGCATCCTGTACTATTTTAGGCAGGTCAGTCGCAGCTGACAAACCCTGGCCCACTACCTCCATAATCTGTACTGTTATAAGACCTGTACGACTGAATCGACGTGTTCCGACAGCCCCGGCCAGCGATACCTGCCCGGAGGTGCTGTGGCGTATGACTACCCGAGCCCAGGGATCCTGCCCAGAGGGTGGGGTCGAGGTCTCCCCGACGTTCTGGTACTTTACTCTGGCTCCATGGCCGGTAGTGTCCCACGCGGTCTTGAACACGGTACATATCTCGTCTATGGCCTGCTTACGGGTCAAACTCATCGAGCTACTCCTATAAAGTAGAGCAGCGTCACCGCACCCGGCTTCAGGCTCTGGACAAAGGATATCTTCTTATGTACTGAACCGTCTATGATCTCATTAGCCGTTAGGAGATCGAATGGGGGACTAACGGTTCCCGGCGCCACGAGACACACCTCGCTCGTTCGTTTTAATAGGTCATCGTCGAGGGTTAAGCCTCCAAGGACACGTTCGTCTGTGGAGACAAAGCAACCTACAACAGTTGCAGTGGCGTCTGGACTGGCGTCGGGATCGGAAGGCCCGTTCCATGGTTTGTCGGCATCTGCTGGTGTTTGATCGAATCGGATGATGGTAATCTGACGTCCGTTAGCATCCACCAACGCTTTGGCTGTCGCAGCGAGTTGTACGTAGTCAATTCCCATAAGCTATTGGCGTATTACTACGTTACCACCGGTCACGTATTCCTGCAGCAGTCTATCCGCTGCCGGATAAGGTTTCGTGATTCTGATAGTTGAGTTCTCTGCGTATTTGATATCAGTCTCGATCGGGCCAACCTTCGTTTGGTTGCCTGTGACCTGTAGGCCCGTAGCATCAACAGTCGGGTCAGGAGCCAGATCAGCAGAGTTCGCACGATAGGCATACTCGAAAGTCGCCTCCCTTAGTCGGTCGGGAATGCCCTCAACCAAGTTGCCGGCCTTATCGTACAAATACAACCTCGGAAATTCAAGAGGCTGTTGGTGGTATGATCGTCCAGAGGTAGTGGTGTTGTCGAAGGAGCCGTTCTCACAGGACTCTGTGGTTGCTACTCCGTCTCTTGTAGTGAAAACGGTAAGAGCCGCAGTATCCGGATTGGCTAAGAGAGTAGACTGTATCACGCCATCGGTATCAGGATCAGCCGCAGCCAGAGCACCAGCCAAATTGCTAAGGGTATCGATCAGGGTGTCCCCGATCTCGGCGTGTGTGTCTTGTGTTGCCGTAGTCTTGAACGTAGCGACGCCAGTACCTACTGTAACAGTGTCGCCGTCAGAAGGTTGGTCAGTTAGTGTGAAGACCGATCGAGATAGGATAGTTCGCCAGTAGCGTCGACCCTTGAGTCGTTGTCCCCACCGGGTGTCGATGTAGTCAGTAGCCTTAACGAGGCAGGCTTGCTTGTCATCACTGGTCCAGGCACTTATGTTGATACCACGATCAAGCCAGTACGCCTCAAAAGCAGCCACCGTCCCGTAGGACGTAGCTCCCTTCTTCCCGCTACCGTCTTCAACTATGAACGCCATCAAGATATCCTATAATTGTTGTATGGATATGGCTTCTGTTCCCCATGAACTCCCGTTCCACTTCAGCTTATAGGATGGTTCTGACGTCTTCCCTAACTCCTCTTCAGTCGGAGCTATTATTGTACAATCATAATCACTATTTTTAATAAGAACTGTACCAGAACCAGCAAATTCTCCTGTCTTCTTGTCATACACATAGTATATTTGTTGAGCCATAATAATCTCAATATTTATTCAAAAATGGGGAAAGCAGCATCTGTTTACCATAATTTCTGGTTACACTCACCGGATCGATAATAAGGATGTCAGTGGAGTTATGTGGCACGCCGTATATCTTGCCGTCAGGACCGAGAACACCTCCGTCCCACTTATA